CCTCAAACAGCATCCAGACCCATATCGGAGAAATCAACGTTCACACGCAGGCAACCGACGCTGAAGGCATCGCGAAAGACATGGGAAAATCCATGGATTACCTATTCTCATCTCAAGCCAATTACGGGCTCATCTAAATGCCGCTTATCCCATTTCCGGTTGTTCCGATACTGCCAGGTGTGCCGAATATCCCACGGCTTATAAGCTCGGTGATCCCTCCGGTTGCGCTGGCTGCCGCAGGAACTGTCTTGGCCATTCTTGGGAGCGCATTGCAATCGCCAACCAGATGGGGGATATTCGATTCGACAGGAAAGCCTCTCATAAATACCTCGGGGATCAGTTTGTTATCATCAGGACCCGTGCTCTCAACCTTCTCCGTGGATTATTCCAAGGAACTGAGGGTAAGCGATTTCCCTGTCGAAAAAGGCGGATTCGCCAGTTACAACAAAGTTGAGCTTCCTGGTGCCCCGGCCGTGACGCTTTGTCTTTCGGGTAGTGCGGCAAATCGAAAAGCGTTCCTCAACGCCGTGGATGCAGCCGCAAAATCGACGAATCTCTACAGCGTCGTAACACCCGAAGTCACCTATATCAATCACACAATCGAGCGGTACAACTACCAGCGGCGAAGCAGTCACGGGGCAACGCTTCTCTCCGTCGATATTTTCCTAAAGGAAGTCCGCCAGGTTTCGGCACAGTATACGACCGCCTCAACTTCGCCGATCAATTCCCCGCAAAATCCCGGAGCAACTCCTACGGAAAACACCGGCCAGGTGCAGGGGACAACTCCTCCTGATACTTCGCCACTGAATGATATGTTTGGATCAAAACCTAGCATACAGCAACAGGCGCCCGCTTCCCCTCCAGCAGCAGGAATATCGGCATAATGCAGCAGATACCGATACAGCCCATACCCTCGCAAATCGTTTCGTGCGTCTTGGGCGGGCAAAACGTCCAGATTGCAATCTATTATAAGACGCAGGGACTTTTTGCCGATGTGAATTCGAACGGTGATGATGTTGTCGTTGCAGTTCTGGCGCATGACGGCTGCCCCCTTGTCTGCATTCAATACACCGGATTTGTTGGTAATCTCGCCTTCATCGATACGCAAGGGACCGACGATCCCACTTATGACGGGTTGGGTTCTCGCTATCAGCTCGTCTATTATACGGAGGCGGACCTTGCCGCAATCGTTTACTAATAAAAAATCCCTGAAATTCGTCATTACTCTCGGCACGGGCAAATTCGGGTCGAGTAATAATAATCAGGTCACACTTCAGGGACTTCGGGCAATAATTGATATCGACAAGGCCGGCGGCGTGCAGATGTCAACGCTTCGGGCCAAGATATACGGTGTTTCACAGAGCGACATGAATAGTTGCGTCAGTCTCCAATTCCAGTCCGATACATATCTTAAAAATTCTATCCAGGTGACGGCAATTGATGGAACCTCGCAAACGCTTGTTTATAACGGAACTATCGTAAATGCCTGGGGAGATTATAAGGCGATGCCCGATGTATTTCTTTATATCCAGGCTGGTACGGGTATCCCCGGAATACTTCAGCCCGTTCCACCAACAAGTTTTAAGGGCGCGGTGGATGTAGCTTCGGCTATGGCGCAACTCGCCTCCAATCTCGGGTATACATTCGAAAATAACGGCGTAACGGGACAGCTTTCAGATGTCTATCTTGCAAACACCGGGCTTGAGCAGATAAAGGACCTCGCCAAAGCCATCGGCTGTGATTGGGGTCTGGATGATAATAATGTACTTTGGATCGCTCCTCGTAATACGCCAAGAGGGGGATTGATCCCGCTCATATCCAAAGATACCGGAATGATAGGTTATCCGACCTTCGATAAAAATGGCGTCAATTTCGATACTCTCTTCAATCCAGCCATTAGATTCCACGGCGCGTTTAAGATCGTTACCGACATTCCGCAGGCGGCAGGCCAGTGGATTGCTTATTCCATTGCCCATCGTCTCGAAAGCGAACGACCTGGAGGGGCGTGGTTTTCGAGCATACGAGGAGATAAAACTGGCACCTCAATTAGCAAATAACGCAATTCCCGACGGTCAGCTAAGATCTGCGAATACCTGGGGCGAATACAATAATATCCATTTCGCTGTTCAGCAGGCTCTCGCCAAGATGCAGACGGCAACACTCGTCAAGGTCGTTTCCTGCACGAATTCGGGCGGCGTCTCGCCGGTTGGCCTCGTGGACGTGCTTCCGATGGTCAACCAGATCGACGGATTAGGCAACGCAACTCCGCACACGACGGTCCACAATATCCCGTATTTGCGGATTCAGGGCGGTACCAACGCTATTATCATTGACCCTCAGGCGGGGGATGTCGGGATCTGTGTTTTCGCCTCACGGGATATCTCTAAGGTCAAAACGACGAAGACGCAGGCCAACCCCGGCAGTTTCCGGCAATACAGTTTCTCGGATGGAATGTTTCTCGGGGGAGTACTCAACGGGGTCCCCTCTCAATATGTAATGTTTGGTTCATCGGGGATCACAATGCACTCGCCAACGGCCATTATCCTCGAGTCTCCGGTGCTCACACATAACGGCGTAAATATCAGTGCAACACATGTGCATAACGATGTTCAGACCGGGACGAGCGATACGGGAGTGCCTCATTGACCGAATATTCGACCTTGCTTTTGGACACGGTGGCCTGGGATCTCGTTCTCGATAGCTCGGGCAATATTGCTATGGCCTCCCCTCCTTATGCCCTGGCGCAGGACGTGGCAAGCGCGATCCGGCTATTTTTGAGGGAGCTTTGGTATAATACTATCGCTGGTATTCCCTACTTCCAGGATGTTCTCGGCCAACTGCCGCCGGTCTCGCTCCTCATGGGATACATAGAAAATGCAGCCCTCACGGTCCCCGGCGTGGTGACAGCTCAATGCATAATCACTTCATTCACAGATCGGACAGTTGCCGGCCAAGTTCAGTTCATAGACGAAAACGGGGAGACGAATAGTGTCCAGTTCTAACGTCCCGCAGATCGAATTCACTCCCGCAGGCATTGTGCTCCCCCAAGAGGCAGATGTCCTCAATGGAGTTCAGCAAGATTTTGATGCAGCATTCGGGGGCGGCCTTAATCCGGCCCTTGAGACTCCGCAGGGACAACTTGCATCGAGTCAGACGGCGATCATTGCAGATAGTAACAGCGCATTCGCCTATTTCTGCAATCAGGTGGACCCGCAATATGCTTCGGGGCGCTTTCAGGATGCCATTGCCCGAATTTATTACCTAACACGAAATCCCGCAATACCAACGGTTGTAAATGCCACCGTAACGGGCCTCACGGGAACTGTAATCCCTGCCGGGACATTCGCACAAGATACCAACGGAAACACATATTCACTCACAGCGTCCGTCACGATTGGGTCAACCGGATCATGCGCAGCGCAGTTTCAAAATATCGTAACCGGCCCCATTCCGTGCCCGGCCGGAACCCTTACGCAGGTTTACCAGACCATTCCGGGGTGGGATTCCATCACCAATGCCGCCGATGGGATACTCGGCCAAAACGCGGAAAGCCGAGCGGATTTCGAATTCAGGCGTCAAAATTCGGTATTCGCTAACGGTCACGGCACGCCGCAAGCGATCTATGCTGCCGTGTTCGCGGTGCCTAATGTCCTCGATGTCTATGTGATAGATAATCCCACGAACGCCGCAGTCAACACGGGCGCGACGAATTATCCAGTTGCAGCCAACTCGATTTATGTAGCCGCAGTGGGGGGCGTGGCAGCCGATATTGCAAAAGCTATATGGTCAAAAAAGGATGTGGGGTGCTCATATAATGGGAACACATCTGTAACGATTGTGGACGATTCGGGGTATGCCTATCCCCAGCCAAGCTATACGGTCAAGTTTGAAATACCTGCAGCCCTGCCGATTAAATTTGCGGTGAGTATTGTCAATAATCCGTTGCTTCCCTCGAACATCGTTAGCTTAATTCAGGCGGACGTTGTCGCTCAGTTCAGTGGCACGAACGGCACGGCAAGAGAACGGATCGGATCAACCGTTTTTGCAAGCCGGTATTATGGGCCGGTTGCATTGGCTGATCCGAATGTATCAATAATTTCCATTCTCGTTGGGACAAGCACGGCAACGCTCAATGACGTACCCGTTGGCATAGATCAAGAACCCAGTATCAGCGCGGCGAACATTGCGGTGACGCTGGTATGAAGAATTTCGAGCAGACAATTATTTCGCAATACGGGAATAGCTCGACCATTGGGGAATTGATTCAGCACATGAATCAATACTTCGATCCCTACGCGAATTTCGACGCTTTCTATGATTTTGTGTGGAATGTGGACACGGCACAGGGTTTCGGGCTCGACATTTGGGGGCGCATCGTAAACATTAGCCGCAGGCTTACGTTTGCGGCCGTTCCGATTTATTTTGGATTTTCACAGGGGCTTCCCGGCTCTTATCCGTTTAATCAGGCACCGTTTTATAGTGGTACGCCAGCGGCATCACAAACCTATGTCCTGACCGATGATGTTTATCGACAATTAATTTTAATGAAGGCTCTTGCCAATATTTCAACAACCACTGCCCCGGCTCTGAATCAATTATTACAAAACTTTTTCGTGGGTAGGGGTCCATGTTGTGTTCTGGACTTGGGGGGCATGGCGATCCAGTACACGTTCATGTTTACCCTTACCGATTACGAATACGCGATCATGACGCAAAATGGGATTTTCCCCCGGCCGGCTGGGGTTTCGGCGACCGTACTTCAAAACGCCAGTTCGCTCTAATGAGGAGAAATAATTGAACTCAACGAATGCCCCTGCAAAACTCACACTGCCTTTTGCTAATGCCGGCAGCAAAAACACAATCCCGGTTCCTTCCCAGATCGGCATAACGGACGGTGCCGCCTCGCTGACCGATGGATTTCCGCCCTTGAATATGACACCGCTTTCGTCGGGCGGCGTGCCTCCTTCTGGTCTTGATATGAATGGGATTCTGTTTGACGCCACGGCACTTGGACGTTGGTTCGCTCTGGGCGCCGGATTCGTATTCGATGGTACGTTTGCAGGCGACTCGAATATCTCAGGCTATCCCAAAGGCGCAAGGGTCATGCGCTCAGATGGAACCGGGTACTGGCTGAATACGATTGACGGGAATACAGTTGATCCTGAGTCAGTCACGGTAGGGCAGGCGGCAACGGCCGGCTGGATTCCCGATACGACAGGTGGCCTTGCAGCGATCACGATGACGAGCGCGAATGTCACCATGACCCCGGCACAATACGGGAAGCCGATCATCGTTCTAACGGGAACACTCACGGCG